GCAACACATCCTTGTCTATTTCTATGCGCTTCCAATCCGAGGCCATACGTGCCGATGCTTTGGCGGTTTGGTATTCGGCTTGTAAATAATCTTGATTGTACGTGCCAAATATCGGCTCGGCTGCACGTTTAAATGCGTAAAAGTTTGACTTGTACTCATCAACGGCTAACAAGGCGGTTAATGCTCTCGTTTGCTGATACGTTTTCGCGCCACTAAACACATAAATATTATTCAGCAAGTCGGCAGTCAACACCTCATCCACTACGGGTGCAAGGTCGATGCCATCCTTTAAATATTTGGCCGTTTTAAGGTAAATACCTTGCGGAAGTTGAGCAGGAGTTACGGCTCCTATCCATACATCGTTGCTCAAACGATTGAAGTCGTTTTCATCAAACGGTGTCGGTGGGTCAACTTCCTTATCTATATTCAATATGTCGCAGTACCCGCACATTAGCTGTATATGGCTCTTAATCGTTTGGCAATGTTTTCAACTTCACTTCCATTCGGTTCTTCTTCTTCATCCTGCAACTCAATGCCGTATTTATGCTCCAAATATTCATTCTCAAACTTAACGTACGGCATGAATGAAGCATCAATTTTGGCCTGCTCTGCTAATGGTAAACTTTCACTGTCATCGTACTTAAATGTGCATCCGGATAAATCGAACCCATTTCGGATCATCATCGGCACAAGTTGGTTCTCAATCACAAACTGCATCTTTAACGTGTCTTGTTTGGCTATCATATCAGCCACGTTCTGGTGTACGTTTGCACTGCCCGAATACGCCTTTTCATCGGTGGTGCCTGTTTGACCTAAGATTATCTTGCTAATTTCACTATTGCAACGCTCAACCATGTTATCAAACACTTGATACGCATCTGTTCGGCTTGCTTGCATCAACTCAATGTTATCGTTTAAATCTAACACTGCCCACGATGCTACACCCATGTTTTTAAGCATGTTTTCCATGTTCTTGCGGGTCATTTCATCCCTCACATCTGTTTTACCTATTCTAATAGGTGAGCCGAATACCTCTGCAAACTCTGCCCATGCTGCCATTGCGTTTTTTTTCCAAATTACATACGGTGCAAGGTACATCATTAAACCAAGGTCTCTTTTTTCGCCAACTCCAATACACCAATTATTATACGGTGCTTCATCAAAGTGCTTGCCCTCGGTAACGGTTGCTGTGTTGGTGCGTACCAAGCTAAATTCGGGTACTACGTAAATTCTCGGTATCAATTCAACACTTGAATACTTATCGTTCACTATTGCCCCGAATTGTACGCAGGAAAAACCCCAAAAGATACTATCAAGTGCTAAGTTTTGAAAGTCATAAAACCACTTTTGATTGAACAACGCTGTTTTAGCTTCATCACATTCACCATCGGGTCCGTAAACCATAAACTTCTTGCACAATATCTTTGATTTACGTTGCAACATTGCACTTTGAACCTGCCCATCTAACACGATTTGCTGATACGTTTGCATCAACAGAAAACGGTTAGGGTACATCGGTGACTCTGCTGATTGTAAAGCTATGTTAAAGCGTGTTGCATCTTGCCTAACACGTTGCAACTGCTGCTCAAAGTCAATCGTTTTGCGGATGTTGGCCTTTTGAGGTTGAGGTTTATTAAAGTTGAATATATCGTTATACCATGCCATTACTTAAAGAAATTATCTTGTTTGTCCAAACTATTACCGTAACGGATGCTAAAGCCCTCACTATCTGCTGTGTTAATGTTCAACACCTCGGCAGTATCTGTACCGCTTGCCCATCTATCAAGTTGGTCCAATGCTTCACGGTTGCGCTCAATTCTCAAATCGGGAATGTTACGCGGGTTAATACGTGCGTGCAAATTATACAAGGTCATATCCATTGCCAACTCAACAAACATTGGGTATCTGTTATCGCCCACTGTCCAATAAGTTGCGTTAGTTGTGGCATAACCTATCATCGGTGTCCAATATGCTGTTAAGGTCAATGCTTTGTTTGTGCTTGCTGCAATAGCCGTGTACACATAGCCGTTAGTGTCAGTAACGATGTCGCTTGTTGAATATTCGGTCTTGTTATCCCAACGGTTGAAGTCATTTACGTGTGTAATCACTTCGCCTGCTATCACTCGGTCACGTGTACGGTAGTGGCGGCTGTTTGAATAGGCATCCATCGTGCCAAGTTCAATGTCAACCATGTAACGCTGCACTAACTTGGTGCGCATACGTGAAATGGCCTTAACCTCGCTATCGTACAAGTTCTGCGGGTTATTCTCGGTAATTTGATTGAGGTCAACCGTTTGAATAATGCTAAGATAGTCGGAGGTTTTTAGAAATCGTGCCATGATGCGAAATAATAAATAAAATTTCGATATTGGGCAAATATGTAACTAAAATCTTGATGCTGATTTCCATTCTGCATCTCTACCAACAACAACAAGCGGTTTGATGATGCCTGTTTGAAACCTTGCGTATTGCGATGGGAATACGGATGTGATTAAGTAGCGTGTTAAATCTACAATGTGACCATACGGTTGATAACTTACTTTGGTCACAGGATCGGTTACGGTTTTCTTGTCAACTTTACCATTCTTATCTTCTTTGGTATTCTCAAAGTCAAGTATTGCCACTCTGCAAGTTTCATCAACGGTAAACGATATGCCCTGCTCATTGTAGGCAAGTATCGCATTGAAGAAGTCAGCACTCGGGCGCACATTCGGGTTTGATTTGGCAACTCGCCTAATCGGTTTAACTTCATCAAGTTCGTTTATTAGTAAGCGGAATAGGTCAAAGCCCTTTTCTTGCTTTACATCATCCTTTTGCGAGGTGCTATCCCCACAAACATAAACATGACCGTTGTGCTTCCAATGCCGTAACCTTTGCAGTATTGCCCTGCCCATTGCTTTAACCGTATTGTCTGGGTTCTTTAACGCTATGCAATCAATCATTCTTATTTCATTTTCATCACTCACTTGGAATACACCACAAGGAAAGTATGGGTTAACGTTTTCATCAAAGGAAAGCCAAACGGCAAGTGAGGGGTCGTAGGTTACAATACCGGTATGCTTAACAGTTGACCAACTTTTTAGAAACTCGCCACCGAAATCGACCTTGCCCCATTCGCCAAGGACATAAACTTTGTGCAAGTTTGGGTTAGCTTTCACTCGCTCTGTTAAGTGTTTGATGTAATCAGCATCAAGAAACGCATTGTCCTTGTAAGTTGTATGCAACACATAAGTATCATCATCTGGAGCATCAAAGAACCTGCGCTTTAACCAATGCTGTTCACTTATTGGGTTGAATGTAATTATGAATTGCTTGTAGTTGCTTGTTTCGCCCCTTACCCTTAACTCTAATTGGTTAAAGTCCAATTCATCTAATTCGGTTGCTTCCTCGCACCAAACCGAAGTAATACCTGCAATAGATTTGATTTTCTCGGCATCATCCATCCCTGCACAAAGTATCTCGTTGCCTGTTGGTGTATGAGTAAAGCGCATTTCGGACTTGTTGATGACAAACTCGGAATAAATATCGTATTCAAGTAGCTTATCAATCAACAACTGATATATTGAATTACGTATCGTGGTGGCTACCTTGCGGATGCACAATATACGATGATGGCGCTCTGTTGTGGTTCGCAAGATTATCTTTTGGATAGCTGCGATTGATTTGCCAGAGCCAATCAGCCCGCCCCGCCTTTCAATACCAAGTATCTATGTTGGCTTAAAAGTGCGGGGCGATAGCAGTTATTTATTTTCATTGTCTATAAATTCAACTTTCCATAGGCGTAACTTCTCGCCTTGTGTGGTCAAATCAGCGTTAACAGATGTCGGTATCAACTTTGCAGCCAACTTGTAAAACTCGGTTGTGTTTTCCTTTGCCCAAGTTGCAAGGTTTGCATTCTTATCGCCCTGCAGTTCATTGAATGCAATCTCAAATGCTTCCTTAACCGATTTGGTCAGTTTGTTTTGCGCTCCTTTCGGTTTGCCGCTATTTCCTTTAGTAAAACCCATTTTTAAGTGTATTTTCGTGTATTTTTCACGTTTTTCACCCCACAAAGATACAAATTAATTCAATATTCCAAACTTTCACTTGTTCGGCATTATCGAACAACTGATTAAATATAACCTAATCTTTTTAAACAACTGCTGCATTTCCTGTTATACTTATCACTTTCATATTTTATTGGCGGGTAATATCCATTAGCAGTTTCTTCAAATTCGGCATAACAATCTCCATCGGAACAATAAATCAATAGTCCATTGCCTTTTTCATATGTCATCAAAATTAATTCTTCTTCTTCTTTCATTTTATCTTTATTTTAATATGCTCAAAATATCTTCCTGCACCCCCTCAAAACTTTCCGCAATGATATACACACCCCCATCTGCTTCGAGTGCTGCCTTGCGCTTTAATTGGTCGGGACTTATTCGGTCGCCAGGCGCTTTCACCTCAATAGCTATCAATCTGCCGTTAATGATCGCCTGTATATCTTCCATGCCCTTGTTTAAACCCTTTATGTAACCGATACCTTTACGGTATCTGCCCTCGCTACTTATGCGCCTTGCTGAATTGCAGTTGTGTACAAGTTTTAAGTAGTCAATAATCAAGTCGGTAAATCGATTGGTGTTGAACGCATCCTTGGTAACTTTGTGTTGCAGGATTTCACTCACCGGCAAATCCAAATGGTTTGTTTTCAATTCAGTTTTGCGAACCTTAACGATTTTCTTCTTGGTTAAATTATACCTCTCAATTGGCAAGTATTGAAAGCTATGAGCAGAATACTTTGACCGCTTTGCTTCGTGGTTTAATTGCTCAAATTCGGTAATGGTGAGGATGTTAAAATTCATCGGATGGTTGCAAAGATACATTATTTGGTTGTTCACTTTCATTGAGCGTGTAAAATTTTGTTAACTCGCCCTTAAACCCAAGTAAGATATTATCATCCGTGCTGCCATTTCTATGTTTCAATATCATCACGCTTGCCTTGCCTACGGTGCTGTTTCCTTTGTCATCCTCATAAATCGAGTATGCTTCGGGTCGGTAAATAAACATCACAAGGTCGGCATCCTGCTCCAATGAACCAGACTCGCGTAAATCCGATAGTTGTGGAATTCTATCGGCACGTTCTTCAACCTTTCGGCTCAACTGCGATAGTGCTATCACAGGAATATTCAAATCTTTTGCAATTGCTTTAAGATTTCTGCTGATATAACTGATTTCCTGCTCGCGGCTATGAACATCAGCACCTTTGCCAACGGTCATTAGTTGCACGTAGTCAATCACGGCCATTTTAACTCCTTTCTCGCGTACTAATTTACGCAATTTTACTTTCAACTCAAATATACTTAACCCTGCGGTATCATCAATATAAATCGGTGCGCTTGCTAACTTTTGGCATTTAATATGATTAAACTCAACCTCATCACGTGTCAATCCAACACGCATGTATCGCTCCAACGCAATTCCTGTTTCGGCCGATTGCAACCTATGTGTTAACTGCATGGCAGACATTTCTAAACTGAAAGCGGCCACAGGTTCGTTAAATTCAACTGCTGCATTGCGGATGAAATTTAACATCAATGATGTTTTACCCATGCCCGGTCTTGCTGCCAATATCACAAAGTCGCTCGATTGCCAACCGCCTGTAATTTTGTCAATCGGTGGAAAACCTGTTGGTATTCCGCTTATGCCGTGTCGGCTAATTATGTTATCGTTTCTCTTTTCACTTTCATAAAACAAGTCAAGCATGGTGTTGACCTTGCCAACGGCCACAAACTTCTCAACTTTGTCAAGCATCTGCTGCCCCATTTCAAGCACGTTAAAGGCATCGGAAGCATCCGAATAGCTTTCTTTGGCTATGCCGAGTGATAGCATTATCATTGACCGCTTAACATACTGCTCTGCTAATATTCGTGCATGGTATTCAATATTGACTGATGATGATACTTTATTCATCAATTCAGCAATATACACTCTGCCACCGATATACTCCAACTTATTCATGCGTTTAAGTTCATCAATAACGGTAAACAAGTCAATGCCCCTGTTGTCTTTATACAGGTTCATGGCTGCTCTAAATATGGCCGCGTTGCTTTCATTATAAAATGACTCATCTGTAATGATGTCAAGTATCTGCTCAATGGCCTGTTTGTTGGTCAGTATTGCCCCAAGTACGGCTTGTTCTATCTCTGGTGATTGCGGTGGTAGTTGCTGCTTCATCGTTTGCCAAAATTAAGTGTTGTTTTTACATCGCTTGGTGCCTGTTTCTTCTTTGGCATCGGTTTTAAGTGTGGGATGGTATTAATTATAGTTTGCTGCCAATCTGTTATCGGTTTTCCAAAGCCATTGCGCCATCCTGCCCTTACCCAAGTATCATATTTTGCCGCAATGGTATCTTGTAGCTTATCGAAGTCAATATCTAACCCTTTGCAGAACAAAAGAAAATCCTCGCGGGCGGGCGTGCCTATTTTATCACTCACACTATCATTTTCACTTACACTTACATTATCACTTACACTAACACTTACATTTAGGGTTTCAATTGGCTTTTTATTGGTTTCCGAAAAAGCCAACCCTTTTTTTGGGTTTTCTTCGGTTTTAGAAAAACCCAACCCTTTTGTTTGGTTTTCTTCGGTTTTTGGTCTGCCGCCTTTTTTTCCGTTTTCGGATGCCTTTTTTACACGTTCCTCGTAATTGGTCATATTGCGTATAAGGTTTGGCTCAATAAATGACCATACCAACTCAACAAGCGGGTCGGATAAATCAACATTGTCATCGGCATGAAACTTAAATAGGTTTGATAGTATTATTGCCTTTTGCGTATCGTTTAGTTTAGATATGGCAGGCCACCATTCCGAACGAATTATAAATGTATCTTTCATTATCTGTATTGGTTTTGTTTATACTTAAACCCATCAACAACCATTGCCTTTTGAACAGCATGGTAAATTGTTTCTGCCCAAATGGTTAACATTTGACCGCTTGGGGATTGAATGCGAAATATTTTCATAATTATTGTTTTTTATATTTTGAATTTAGTATCATTGGTGTTGTATTTATCCATTTTATTGAATGGTGTATTCTTTTGTGAGAAGCATTCATCATTGAAATACTTACATTGCTTGGTTGCATCAGTACGGTTGTAAATGATTTTATATAAGTTCCTTGTAGCTTGTAAATATCACTCATTCCACTTTTTTGAGTTTGGCTATCTTTTTGATTTATTGCAAATACAGGTATCGTTAAAAAAAGTCCACCCATTCCTGCAAGTGTCGTATAGGTATTTACATCTTCATTAATTGAGCCAACAAACCTAAAAGGTCTTTCAGTTGAGCAGAAAAATGAGTTCATACATTTTCTCTTTGCAAATCTATAAACACCTTTCCCATTGTCAACACCTCCAATAAAATCACCTGTTTGAGCAAAGCAAATTGATAGAGCAGAAGTGCTTTTATAAAAAGAGAACATCAAATCAAAAATTTTATTTATATCTTTAGATAAAACTTGCCCTTTTGTATCGCTAAACTTATAAATAAATTCGTAGTAATCATCATCAAGTTGAATAAAGTATTTATATCCTAATTGTTCAGCTAATTCAAAACAGTAATTTCTTGCGTGAACAATAACCTTTCTGTTATCAAAGTTATTAGCTTCATCTGTTTTGTCAGCCATTGCTTTTTTATCAAATACCATTACATTTTCAACCCCGAAGTTCTTTTGATATTGTTCAATACATTTATCTTCATTATCAATTACGAAATAAACTTTGCCTTTATATCCGCATTTTAATAATGTTTTATATGTCAATACATTGTCAGGTCTGCCATGTGTCAGTATAAATACTGCAAAATCTTTATTCTCCATATTCAGTGAGGTATTGATTTCTAATTTCATCACATAGTTTTACATAACCGTATTCAATAGCTTTTTCAAAGTCAATTATAACTAATGCACTTCGTTCCATTAGATTTTGCATTTCTTTACTTGAATGAGCGTAATAATCAGCTATTTTCTCATAATTAAAAACCATGTGACGGGCTGCCGCTTGTTTTAAAAACTTTTTTTCATCAATAGGCAATTTGCTTTCATCAATTTCTCTAACTAATCTATCAAATTTAGACCTATCACACAATTCAAGGATGTGCGGTTTTATATTTTTAGGTTCATAAATAGGTGCTTCAATCTTTGATGAATACTTTTGTTCATCTTGATTTGGGGCAAACTCTTTACCAAATAAATTTATTTGTTTCATATTTTCATTGTGTATAAATAAAAAAGCCCATCTAACTTCCTGCAGGGTTCGACTTCTGCAGTCCATTAAATAGGCCAATAAGGTTATGTTTCTATAATGTCGAACCGAAACAATGATGCAAATATACTAATTTATTTTAAGTATGCAAGCGGCCTATCGAATTTCGCACCGCTATATCATACCGC